ATCACATTATTAATAAGAGACTTGTTTGGAATCCATGAATTGTAAAATCTACCTTTATTGTCTGGAGCCCAAACAACTTCAGTATCTCTTTCTCCATTTTTCCAATAGAAATTACCTCTTATAATATTACTTTTTATAGCAAAAGAATCATTATAATCTATTTGCTCATATAGTTTAGTAAGATTAAATAAAGTGTTTTTTGATTCATCTCTAAATGCGTGAGATTCTGTTTTGGGAAATTGTCTATAAAACTCATTTAAAGCATCAGAATCATTTTTTAATCCCTCAACCTCATTGTCCCAGCTTTCTAAAACTCCAGTATCTATAACATCTCCATAAGGATCTAAAACTTGTTCTTTAGGTGTATCAAATACAGGGTGTCCGTATTCGTCTATATATCCCTCAAAATTCCATTCCATTGGAATAAATAAACTATAAAGTCCAGATTGTGTTTGACCGTTTTTATTTCTTTGTGTAGCGTCAGAATTTTCATAAAGCTTTTTAAAGTTACCACCTCCTTTTTCCAATGCATTAGAAGTAGAACCCATCATGCATTTTCCTATAATCCTAGAACCTAGTCTTAACGTTGTTTTTGTAACCCTCCAGTTATTGAGGATGTTTTCGGGTTTTTCCCATTTACCTGCTTCGTCGTGGACGAGGAGGGCAAGCTTCTCTCCATCGTAGGAGTTATCACCGGTATTTTTCCAGTCGATGGTGGTGTCCAGCCCTTCCATTTGTTGGGGTCTATCCTTTGTATCGAATCTCTTTCTGGTGAATTTTGATGCTGGTACCCTGTATGCGAGTTCGGTTTTGGGACGATCCATACCGTCTTGGATGGGTCTGAAAAAGAATGGATAATTGATTGAAATTGGTACCACTTTATCTGTGAACATCTTTTTCGCATCGGCTCCAGATTTGGACAATATACCGTACCGTGAATCGGAAGATATGGTTGCCAAGTTAACGGTCTCGGAGGATGCCATAAACGAAAAACCTGAACGTCTATTCTTGAGATAGCACATTCCATAAGACCGTTTATCTGCCTTACACGCTTCCCAGAATATAAAGAATATTCTGTTAGCCTCTCTGAATTGTGGGTTCCCAACATCAATCTTGGTCCACTGCAAGTACATATAGTGAGTGCCAGTAATATAAGTAGCAATATTCTTATTTGTAAACCAATAACCTTCTTCACGTTTTTTAAATTCACCATCTATATATTTATGCCATTTTGATTTAAAGTCATCTGGCAAATCTCTCCAATCAAAAATACTTTTTATTGTCTTTAATTCTTTTGGGTAATCTTTTTTAACCCATCTATTTGTTTTTTCTACATCTTCTTCTTTTGGTAATGCAATAATCAGGCCTTGAATAGAATATAAATCACCTATTTCTCCTGTTTTACTAATAACAATTAAATCATACTCTTTATTGTATCCATAAGTCCATAGTTTTTTTTTATTGAAATCCTTTATTACTTTTTCAGGAACAATGTTTGTTACTATAGAATATAAAGTTTGCTTATACATTATTTAGACCTTCTTTCTGCAAACCCACTAAAGCTTTCTTTTTCATCTTTAATAGGCTTATTGTCAATATAACTTTTTTCTTGTTCTATTCTAGATAATATTTCAAACGCATCAAATATGGCTAGCTTTTTTGTTGCTGCTGCATTCTTTAACCTATCTGCTGATATATCATCTTCTCCTCCTGTAACTATTTTTTCTTTTGCTACATTTATTAATTCATCTACAGCTTCATGACCAGCTTCAATTATTCTTTTTTTAATATCATTTAAGTCTTTCATCTGTATTTATAAATTTAATTTAAAATAGTACACACATCTTTAGTTTTCATTCTATACAATGTTTCGTCATTTACAATAAATTTGTATTCACTGTCTTTACTAAAATTTATTTTGGAATTTTCTTTTACTCCCAAGTTTCTTAAAGAAGAATTAGAGTATACAACAATACCAGTGTTTTCTTCTAATCCTTCTTGATGAAGATATTTGTGTTCTAAAGATATTGGTTTAACAAAACAAAACTCATCTACAGAGTTCCATTTATTCCCGTCATGATATAAGTAAAATTGACTAGGATCTATAAAATATATATTGTCTTTAAAAAAATTAGGAGACCTTCTAGGCCTCCCTTTCATATCGTAATAAATTCTAAAAACATTGTGATGAACCACAATAATGTCTCCTTTTTTTATATCTCCTTTATAATAATTTGGAACACAGATTATCTCAGCGAATCTATTTACATTTTCGTGACTTTCAACAGAAGAGTTTATTATAATCTTTTCCCCTGCAATCTCTATTGTATTTTTGTATTCGCTTCCTTTTGGTTTAATTAAAAAGAAGAAAGGTGATTTCATCAAAAATTTATATTATACTCAACACAAACAGGAACGTTTTTATTAAACGATTTCCATGGAACAACTTCATCATTCCTTTTTATGTATATAATGTAGCAGTCTTTATCTAAATCATATTCTATTAGAAATATAACATAACTACCCCCCAATATTTCTTGCCCTACAAGATAATGCATGGCGCTAGACTTATAGTCTGTTCCTATTGAGATTTTTCGTATTTGCATGTTTTTAAGACTATTCTTCTGGAGCTAACTCAGATATTGATCCATCTTGAATATTTACAGATACTTTCCCGTATTCTTCTTCAAGACTATTTTGCATATCTTTCATGTTAATTTGAAGATCTTCTACTTGTTTAAGTAAGCCTGCTTTTTGAGTTTCTAACTGGCCAATATTTAATTGAGCATTGTTAATTTGTCCAACTAAACCTTGTATTTTTTTTAATTGGTCTTCTGTTACCTTCTCTACTTTTGGAGATACATCGATTGCTTTTTCTGAATTTGACATAATTTAATTTAATTTAACTGTTAATTGTTTATTATACGTCTGTATAATCTTTGTACTTATCGTCTGCTTTTAAAGCTACGTAAGCTTGCTTTACGTGATTCTTTGCTGAGTCAGCTACGGATCCATTAAAACTGAAACCAAACTCAGTTAGTTGAGAGTTTGGATTAGCGTCTCTAGTTGCTTTATCCTTAAATACTTTTACACCAACACTTGAGCTAGGTGATTTTGTCCAAATTGTTTCATAAACTGCTTCAGTTTTTAAACTACCATCTGGATTGTACACAGCGGCAGTTTTTAAATTTTGCGACGAACTAGAGTAGTAACTGCAGTTAATGCTACCTACCTGTAAGTAAGCATCGCTTAATGCTATACCTTTAAAATTGAATGCTCCTTTTAATCCCATTGTTTTTTATTTTTTACAAATATACAAATAATTTCTTTTAATAATTAGCATATATCGATGTTGTTGATCTAACACTAACAATTGCTGTGAGCTGTAATAACCCCACTTGAGTTTACTGTTATTTTTCTATTTGTTGATAATTGACCGTCAGCATAACCCCAGAATCCAGCTCCTATTGTACCTGTACCTGTTGATGACGTGTATACAGTTGTGCCAACCGCTGGTGGACTAGTGCTATAGTATCTTTCTATAATATTACCTAGACTTTGATTACAAGTAGAATTAGCTCTAGGGTATGCAACATCCGTTGTCCAGTACATCGTTCTTGGAGGTGCTGATGTTTCTGCTTTAACTATAGAACCATAAGTTGTACCTGCTCCGTTAGAAGCGTAAGCTCTAAAAGAATAAGTAGTAGAAGCTGTTAAACCAGTAAGTGATTTTGCAAAAGGGCTTAATGTATTTGTTGTATCAACTTGTGATGTTGTTACCCCACTTCCACCAGCTATAAAATTAGCTGATTGATTTCCGGTCATATGTACAAACCCTCTAGCACTTATAACGCCAGTTGAAGTTAAGTTGGCTAGCAAGCCTCTGTTAGTTGTTGTACCATTCATAGTAAAACTAGTTGAGGCAAGACTACTATAATTGTCTGTTTGAACAGTTGGAGCAACTCCACTTCCACCACCTATAACTTGCATGCCTGGGCAGCTAACGCTAAACCACCAACCTGTACCACCTAGCGGTGCGGAAACCTGCATATTTGAAGCACTACTTGATGTGTTTTTATTAAAAGTAATAGTTCCTCTACCTCCATTTTGAGCATTACCACTACCACTACCGTAACTAGTTGTTAATGTTGTTATTGTAGCGCTTGAGTTACCGGCCGTTGCTTGTAAATTTGATAAATGACTTTGATTACCAACAAAATCTCCAGTGGATTGCACACCACTTTTATAAGTGTTACCATTCCACGTAAAAATAAACCTATCTGGTATGCTATATGCTTGATATTCTATTGTAACAGTACCTGTTGCACTACCTAGATTTATAGGGTAGTTAAATGTTCCTTGCCCACCATTATGATAAGCCAAGTTACAAGCGGGTGAAGCCGCATCGTGATCATAGCTATAAAATTCAGACATTTTGTAAGGTGCAGCGTTATCTGGTTTTGATGCACTAAAACCATTTGTCGCGTCAGCTACAAAAGAATTACCGTTAGCGTTACCGCCAATGGTTAAATCTTTTAAACTTAACACATCGTCATAGTCAGGGTCCGTGTAATCATCTATATCTTTTTCAGCTGCTAAACCTGCTAAACTTATACTATTACCACTTGCTGGAACCGCCATTATTTATTACAATTACATTTGTTAGACTTCAACTCTTCTATCTCAGCTTTTAAATCTTTTATAGCTTCTATTAAGTAACCAGTTATATTACCATAAGCTACAGCTTTAAATTGACTATCGTTGTTTACTAGCTCAGGTGCTATTTTTTCTAATTCTTGAGCTATAACACCACTACCTTCTTTGTTGTCTTTATTAAAACTAACACCTCTCATGTCATAAACCTTAGAACCATCTAAAGTTTCTATGTTTGTTTTCAACCTTTCATCTGAATAAGCAACAACGTCTCCACTTGATGTAAATGTTCCATCTACATCTACTGCTCCACTAGCATTTACATTGAATATTGGAACACCTGATACATCTGACACTGAAAATAAATCCCCAGTTAAACTGTTTGTTACAGAGAATAGTTGACCCTGTGAACCCTGTATGTCGAGAACTGTCCCACCAACCGCTACATCGGTACCTTTAATAGCGACGTTTCCATCTGATTTTATAGTAAGCCTATCGTGAAAAGTAGAACCGTGTTTTGGACACCAAATTAAACTATTTTCATCAGCCCCTGTTCTTACAAACTTAAGGTCACCCATTGAGGTGGTTGTTGATGGAGATATTCTAAAGCCTAAAGTAGCATAGCTATTAGTCGAGTTGTTTGCCTCATTTACTATACTTATAGTTCTGTTTGTATCAGTAGCATCGGAGTCTTCAACAAATGCCGTTGTACTAGAATAACCCGCGGTTAATCCAAGTGTAGACCTTGATGAAACACCTCCAACTATTGCTTTCCCCGTCACGGATAACGAACCTGCAAAAGTTGCGGCACCTGATGTAGCAATAGTTAATCCCAATGTGCTATTATTTGCTTTTAGCTCTAAAGCATTACCAGCTTGAGCAGCTATAATAGCTTTATTTGTGTCCCAAGTTAGAGTACCAGCATTATATGTTGCACCCCATTCAATAACACCATCTGTTCTTAATCTAATTCTTGGTGTTGATATAGCAGCAACTGCACCACCATCTTTAGTTGTATGTATAACACCTGTAAAAGTTGCTGTATTGTCATTTGCTAATGTTAAAGCAACTGATTCAGTTCCACCGTTGTTAGTATTAAATGTTAAACTTCCTACGTCATCACCACTACCCCTTACAGATCTTATAGAAGCCATAGGATCAGCTTCTGCTTGACTATGGAAAGCTAAACACCCTACGTTATCTGTTGCATTATTTCCTAACCCTACTATTTGTATAATACCTTCACCACCTGATGTAGTACCTTTTACTGTGAGTATTGTATTACTTACTCCATATGTACCATTAGGACTAGTACCACCTCCAAGATGCATAAAACTCCCTCCTGATGAAGTGTGTCTACCTATATACATATGTAATGCCGGAGAAGCACTTGTACCGTAACCATACATTCTAAAGTTATTACGAGCATATATACTCATGTAATCTTGATCACTAAAAGCATCCCAAACACCTTCTGTTAAACCTATTGGATTAGCTGTTGTTGAGTCTCCAAAAACAACTTCACCACCCTGTGACATTCTAATTCTTTTTATCTGTCCACTAGAATAACTTCCTACTTCTGTAGTGTGATCTGATTTACCTATTAAATTACCAGTAACGGTAATGTTGTTTTGTGCGGTAAAATTACCAGTATCTGTAAAAGTAAATTTTTCACTTAATGATATACTTGTATTAGCAGCTGTGTCATTTGCACCTCC